ACTTTCAAAATGCCGCGAATGGTCAAGCGGATCCGTTTGAAAGCATGATCCGCTGGTGCGAACTGACACAATCCAAAGTGGTACTGGGCGGCACACTTACGTCACAGGCCGATGGTAAAACCTCAACCAATGCCCTAGGCAGCGTACACGAAAGCGCATTTGATGATATTACCGAATCGGATTTGCATCAGTTAGAGCAAACCATAAACCGAGATATTTTATATCCCATGTTTGCACTTAATGGTAAAAGCTATCAAGGTAGCCGCCGTTTACCGCGCTTTGAGTTTGACAATTCCACCACGGATGAAATGCGTGATTTAGCCTATCCGCTGCGCTCACTGGTATCTATGGGTATGAAAATTCCACAAGCCTGGGTGCATGAACGCTTAAATATTCCGTCTGCAGGTGAAAGCGAAGACGTACTGGAAATGCCAACCGAAGAACAGCCAGGCATGAGTACCGCCGCACTTAAAGCCCGCAATACCATGGCTGCACTTAAACTCAATCAGAGCGAACAACAAAGCCAGGCAGAATTAGACAAAGCGCTGGATGCACTCACCCAGGGCGATATGCGCGAAGAATACAAAGCCACACTTCAACCATTGCTTAATAAGCTTGAGCAAAGTGAAGAACTGGCGGCAATTGAGCTTGCCGAGCTGTACCCAACTTTAGACCAAGACGAAATGACCGAGCTGCTCACGCGTTTATTTTTTGTGGCTGAGCTTTGGGGTTCACTAGATGCCTAAGCCCGTAGATTTAAGCATAGCGATTAATCAGCCACCTAAAGACGCGGTGGCTTATTTTAGATCCAAAGGCTATAAAATTACCGACGAATGGCAAGATATGCTCACCCATGCCCACGCCAAAGCTTTTACTGTGGCGCGTGGCCAAAGCATGGATGTATTAAAAGCGATACGAGGCGAACTGGATGCAGCCCTGGCAGAAGGTTTAACTGCCAAGCAGTTTCGTGAGCGCTTAACCCCGCAGCTGCAAAAGCTTGGGTGGTGGGGTAAAGCCAAAAATGCCATGGGCGATGAAATTCAACTGGGCAGCCCGTACCGCTTAAACACCATTTACCGCCAGAATATGCAAACCGCGTACATGGCCGGACGTTACCGCCGGCAGCTAGCGACCAATAAAACACACCCCTATTGGCAGTATGTGGCCATAGATGACGGTCAAACACGACCAGAACATAAGCGATTAAATGGTCGGACATTCCGGTTTGACGATCCCATTTGGGATGTCATATACCCACCTAACGGCTGGGGCTGTCGTTGCCGGGTGCGCACCTTGACTGCCGCACAAGTTAAAGCTAAGGGCTTAACCGTTGAGAATGGCGATCAATATATCGAGCGATTTAACGCTGAAATTACCAGCCGCGAATCAGGCGAAATCAAAACCGTTGAACATGCCAGGATAAAATTACCCGGTGGCGATACCATGACCCCGGATTTAGGTTGGGCGTATTCGCCAGGGCAAAGCGCCTATGGGTTTGATGTATCCATAGCGCAAAAAATTGGCAAGGTAAACGATGCTGAACTGCGTGGCCAAGCTTTGCAAGCCTTAAATAACAGTGCTGAACGTCAGACGAATTTTAATTTATGGATGGATGAAAGCTTGCCTCGCATAGAGCGTTATCAGGCGGCAGTAGATGCGAAAGACTTTGATGCGCTGAAAACCACAGGACCACGCCCCTACAATAAAACCGTGGTGCATTTTTTAGATGATGATTTAAACCAAAAGCTTTTAGATAAAGGCATAGATGCTAAACGCGTTATTACATTTAGTGAAAGTAATTTAAACCATGCACATAGTGAAAAGCATGTTAAAGCAGGTAAGGCATTAGATTCAGAAGGATATAAAAAATTGCCGCAGCTACTTAGCAATGCCCCCGCGTATTGGGACAGCGAGCACAACAACTTGATGTTTGTTGATTTTAATGGTGAAGAGGCTACCCGGATTATTGTGGATTTTAACAACAAAGGCGAAGACCTGGACGCGCTGATTAATATTTATAAAGTGCCTGCAGCAGAAGTATATAACCAGATAAACAACAAGCAGGATTTAATTCAGTGGCGGTAAGAAACAATTGAAACGGCAGGACAGGAATCGAACCTGTATAACACGATGCTGATGCATCCTGCCCCTTACCTATCGGGGTACACTGCCGTTAAAGCTGATTATTAACGAGGCGACTTAAAATGTCAAAAGTAGAACTCACAATAAACGACAAGCAAGTGCTGGATGTGTTAACCGATATTGCCGCACGTTTTAGTGATTTATCTGATCCAATGGCCAGCATTGCAGCGGTAATGGAGTCACGCACTGAAGAATCGTTTGAAACCGAAACGTCAGCCACAACCGGCAGCCCCTGGCCAGAACTATCTGAAAACTACCTGAACAAAAGACCTAAACGCCGGGGCGGTAAAATGCTGCAGGTCAGTGCAGGCGGTTTAGCGGCAAGCATTGAAGGCGACAGCGGCGACTTTTGGGCGAGCATTGGTAGTAATAAGCCCTATGCGGCCATTCATAATTGGGGTGGCTTGCCTGAAATGAAGCCAGGGCCAGCCGCGATCCCAGCGCGTGAGTATTTAGGGATAAACGCAGAAGATGAACAAAGCATATTAACCATTTTAAGTGATTTTTTACTCGAAAATTAAAAACGGCTCTAACAGCCTGTAAGCGCGTTTAAACGGTTTTAGCTAAACGGATATTGCTTAAGGGTGATTAAATACGCTTAAAACTAGCTTAGAAACGTTTCCAAATGCTTTTTGAATGTGATTTTTAACTCAATAATTAAAAATAAGGTGAAACGATGAAATTAAACCGCTGCCCTGTGTGCCATTCGCATATTGATTTATTAGCACTGGTTGAAGATGAAGCTGGTCGAGATTTACTTAAACAAGTGGCCGGGTTTGAAGCCTGGCTGTCACCCCCTTTGTTAAGTTATATCGCATTATTCAAACCCGCCAAAAGTGATTTAAATAATGCCAGGTCATTAAAATTACTGCAGGACGTATTAGCACTGCATTCAAATCGTAAATTATTAGCCCTGGCGTGTGATGTCACCGTGCAGAAAATTAGGGCAAGCCGACAAACTGGCAACGCCAAACCGCTACGTGACCATAATTATTTAAAATCGGTTATCGATAGCCGTAAAACGGAATTTACCAGCAACGCGCCAGCAGCTGTGACTCAACCCACGATAGTACCTAATACTGATCAGCCCAGTGCTGAAGAACTGGCCCGCCAACAACAAGCCCACTTTGCCCAGTTCAAGTCCAGTTAAAACGCTAGTGAAAAAAGATAGTCAATTTTTAATCTAGTTTAAAATTCAAAGTCCCGCCGTTTGCATATTCTGGCTGCAAGTTAAATTACTTGAAGCCAGTTATGAACCAACATCAACGACAAATTTTCACCAGCAGTTTAAGCCTTGCAGTGCTTAGCACGCAAAGCCAAGCGCCAACCAGTTTTGGTTTGGCGGTTTGTCGTTTTAATGCAGAAGTAACCGACAGTGGCACCAGCCCGCGCGTGCAGTTAATGCCGGATGGTTATTTTAAATCGCACGATGGCCGACCCGACGATACCGAGCTTGGCGCATGGTTGATGGATGAAAGCGCTTTTAACATGCTTAAAGTTTTTGCTGACCAGCGCAGCAACGATTTTCACTTTGATTATGAGCATCAAACGCTAAATGCTGACGACAATGGTAAAGAAGCGCCCGCAGCTGGCTGGTTTAATCCTAAAGATTTGGAATATGTACCCGGTGAAGGTTTATTTGCGTTAAACGTAAAATGGACAGACAAAGCCGCAAACTATTTACGGAATGATGAATACCGTTATATCAGCCCGGTATTTCATTACGGCAAGGATGGCCGCCCCGTCAAACTTCGCCATTTTGCGCTGACCAATGAGCCAGCGGTAGATGGCATGAAACAAATTGCCGTTTTAAAAGGCAATGCCGATCCAAGCAACTCTAATCCCGAAACTACTAATCCCGAAACCAACAGTGGAGACACCACCATGAACCAAGCACAAAAGCTGCTGGCGTTACTGGGTGTAACTGTCGAGGATGGCGAAACGCCAACCGATGCACAGTTTGAAACCGGTATGGCCGCGCTAAAAACGTTACAAGCCAGAGCGAACAGCGTAGATGGTTTAACCAATCAGTTAAACGATGCCAATAACCAGGTTGCCGCTTTAAAAGCGAATACCAACGCAGGCGGCGAGGTAGATTTATCTAAATATGTACCGGTTGAAACCTATAACGCCATGGCGGGCCAGTTAGCGGTACTTAAGTCGGAAAACGATGGCCTGAGCATTGAGCAGGAAATTGAAAAAGCGCGTAGCGATGGCCGCATTATTGCCGCTGAAACGGATTATTTTAACCAGCTTGGTCAGCAAAAAGGCATTGCTGTTTTAAAAGCGACACTGGATGCGCGCACCCCAATTGCTGCGTTATCTCAGCAGCAAGCAGATAAAACCCAGGATAAAAACCAACAGGCTGATCCTGAATTAACCACTGAAGAACTTGCGGTACTCAAAGCCACTGGCATTGACAAAGCAAGCTTCTTAAAAAATAAGGATGCGAACTAATGGCTGCTATTGCAAAACGAGACGGTAAGCAGCGCGCTTACCCATTAGCTGCAGGCGTAACCCTGACCGGTGACGAACCTGCGATTTTAATTGCTGCGTCTGGCTTATTAACCAACGTGGGCACGGTTGGCGTGTGCGCGGGTGTAACTCGCTTAGGCGTAGATAACTCAGCCGGAGCCGACAAAGCCGAGTATGCCACTGTGGAAGTGGGCGAGCATTTATTTGCCAACGCGGGTGATGTACTCGACAGCCATGTGAGCAGCACAGTTTATTTTTCAAGCGATAGCGAAGTTTCTATCGATTCAGACACAAACAGCCGAAGCACAGCCGGTAAAGTTACGCAAGTAACTGCGGATGGTGTTTGGGTAGAATTGGGAGTTTAAGACCATGAATATTTCTGCACCGGCACTTCGGGCACTTTACACGGCGGTTAAAACGGCCTTTGCCGAAGGCCGCCAAACCTACACCCCTAAATATGAACGTATAGCGACTGTGGTGCCATCCACTACGGCCAGTGAAGATTATGCCTGGTTAGGTGAATTTTCACGCTTGCGTGAATGGATTGGTGACCGCCAGGTTAACAAGATGTCGTTACATTCTTACACACTTAAAAACCGTAAGTTTGAAGGCACAGAAGGTATCGCATCCGAATATATTGAAGATGACACCATTGGCGTACTCATGCCTAAGTTTCAGGATATGGGTTATGCCGCGGCCACTCACCCTGACGAGTTAGTCTTTGAAGCGCTAGCCAAAGGCGATTCGTCACTCTGTTATGACGGCCAGAACTTCTTTGATGAAGAGCACCCGGTGGGTGAAGGCGAAAATGAAACCCTGGTTTCTAACCTACAAACCGGTGCGGGTGCTGCTTGGTTCCTACTGGATACTCGCCGCCCATTAAAGCCGATGATTTTCCAAAAGCGCAAAGACTACGTACTGACGGCTAAAACCGATGCCGGTAATTCTGATCGTGTCTTTATGGCAGATGAATACCTGTATGGGGTGGATGCGCGGGTCAATGCGGGTTATGCCTTTTGGCAACAAGCCTTTATGTCAAAAGCGGATTTAACTGAAGCCAACTTTAATGCCGGTGTTGAAGGCATGATGAGCCTGAAATCAGACAAAGGCCGTCCACTTGGCATTGACCCGGATGTTTTAGTAGTTGGTCCAAGCAACCGCAGTAAGGCCAAAGCTTTGATTGAAGCCATGCAAAAAGCCAATGGCGCAAGCAATACCAACTATCAGGCAGTTGAAGTGCTGGTAGTGCCTTGGTTGGCATAGCGTAACAACTCACTGAGCGATGGGCGCACAGGGATGAACCTTGGGTAAGGAAACCCATTTTTATAACCCAACTGTTTTTAACCTACTAGCAGAGTGAATATGAGATGGCTAATGAGAAAACTATTAAGCACGATATTGTCGTTATGCTCCCGCATCAGCGTAGCTATATGCGAGCTGGATTTAAGTTTTTACCGGGTAAAAACCATTTACGAGCGGAAGAAGTCAGCGAGGAACAGCTTAAAAAACTTAAAGCGGATCCACACCTTAAAGTGCAAATGCCTGAAGCAAATCAAGCGTCTGAAAAGAAAACAGACCTGGACGCAGGAAATTTGGCTAAGTCTGTAGAGTTGGATATTGAACTGGCGGATGTTGCCGAACACCTACACCCGTTAATTGCTATTTTGCTGGATGAACGCCCGGAGAAAAAGCCCACTGTCGATGATATGAAGTTTGAATTTGACAACGATGCGGGTGAATCACAGGAAGTGAAACCAAGTGCTGCTGATCGGGATGCTGCCTGGGCAATTTATCAGGATGAATTAAATAAAGCGATTGCGGAACAGCAAGCTGAGCAAGGAGCTTAACAATGCCGTATGCCAGCCAAACCGATATGACCAAACGCTTTGGTGAACAGGATTTAATTTTGCTAACCGAGCGTGAAGACAGCCCACAGGATGTGATTAATACCGATGTTTTAGAGCAGGCGATTAATGATGCCAGTGCTGAAATAGATGGTTATTTGGCTGGCCGTTATACCTTGCCTTTGCAAGTGGTCCCCAAAGTATTGCAGCGCTTGTGTTGTGACATTGCGCGCTACTTTTTAGGCACGGATAACGCACCTGAGCATATTACCGAGCGCTATCAAAATGCGATTAAGTTTTTAAAAGCAGTGGGTAAAGGCGAACTGAGTTTGGGCGTGGCAGACAATGGCGCAAAAGCGCAAACCTCAGACACGGCGATTATGCAGTCAGCTGGCAGTGTATTTGCCCGCGATAAATCAAAAGGTTTTATCTGATGTTTGAGATAACAGACGATTATTTAGCGGCTCAAGAACACCTAAAAGCGTTGCTTAACGACGTTGATGGCGTACGCAGTGTAAATTACTTACTGGATTTAGCTGACATTAAAGAAGAGACGCAGCGAACCCCATGCTTGCACTTAATGTACTACGGTGATCAGCTACCTGAAACCAGCAACGGCGGTGCGTACATGCCAATTAAACAAACCTGGTTAGTGATAGTGGTTGTACGCCAAAGCAGAACAGAAAACGCGGGTGAATTAATCACCCGCACCATTAAAGCATTAGCCGGTAAAAAAGCCGGTCCAACCGGGCCATGGCTTAGAGTGAACACCCCGGCAAAACCCAGATTTTCAGACGGCTTTGCGTACTACCCGCTGGCCTTTACATCACAAATGCGACTAAAAGGAGCATAACATGAGCAACGGCTTATTATTATCAGGCAATATTTATATTGATCGTTTAAGTGCCACGGGCGTGAGCCAGGGCAAAATTGGCCCGATTAACGTAACGCAATTAGCGATTAATACACCCAGTGAACAAGTCACTCGCACATCCAAGAAAAAGGCAACTTACGGCCAGGCGCTGGATTCAGTTTCAATTGCTCAACCGGCAACTGTGGCTATTTCTATAGATGATCAACCGGCTGATATTTTAGCTATGGCGTTATTGGGTGACACTGCAACCATAAACCAGGGCAGCGGAGACGCTACCGATGAACTTGTAACACTGTTAGCGAATGGCCGCTGGACGCCATTAGCTAATAAGAACTTAGCATCTGCTGGTATTTCTGCTTTATTAGCGTTAGATGACAGCCCGATTGCGGCGACTGAATATGAAATTAACTATGCACTGGGTTTAATTCGCGCCAAGCCGGGCGGCAGTTTAGCAGACGGTGACGACATTAAACTGACGTACCAATACAACGCGTTAACCGGGACCAAGGTAAAAGGCGGGATCAAATCGCAAATTCGCATGAATATCACAGGCGATATGACCAATTTAGCAACCGGCAACCCCGGCACACTTGAAATATTTGAAGCGACGGTATCACCAACAGAAGCGGTTGATTTTATGGCAAGCGAATTTGTCAGTACCACTCTGTCAGGTAACTGTAAATTAGTGGATGGCCAGGATGCGCCATTTGAATATATTGATGTAACACCGGCTGAATAATTCAGCATATTAAAAGGCATTTAAAATAGAGGGTATTTTGCCCTCTATTTTTCCAGTTAACCGAAACCGCATAAATAACCGGGTGAATCATGGGTAAAAATCTTGCTTTAGAAATTGCAATTAAGGCCAAAAATCTGGCCAGTGCTGCTTTTGATAAAGTAAAAGATTCACTCACAAGCACGTCTACATCTGCAACTAAAACCGAAAAGTCATTAGACGATTTGGGCAAACAGCTTGATGATATTGGTCAGAACCGAGCCGTTATTGATGAATTTAAATTACTCAATGAGGAAATCGATACTTCAGAAGAAGTCGTCAGAAAACTTAAAACTGAATTAACCGATTATGAAAAACAAGCGGCTGATGCTGGCAATGATACTGCCGAATTTAAACAAGAAGTTACCCGCCTAAAAACCGAAATTGAAAAAGCTGAAACAGCAATCAAAGGCAAGCGTTTTGAGCTGGATAAAACCGTTAAATCGCTCAAAGATGCGGATATCAATACAGATGAACTCAAACGAGCCGAAAAAGAATTAGCGGCACAGGCCAATAAAACCCGCCAAGAAATTGCTGAGAAAAACAGAGCGCTTAACAATACCAAACCCAGTGCGGTTACTGGTAGCGCTGGTATTGCTTCACTGACTAAAACCGTAGTGGGTTTAGGCGCTGCTTATGTTGGCGTAGACAAATTATTTGACTCACTTCGAAGCATTTTCACAACCGGCGATAAATTCGAAAAACTGCGTATCCAGTTTGAAGGCTTAATGGGCAGTGTTGAAGCTGGTGAACAAGCCACAGCATGGGTTAAAGACTT